GGTTTCTTCGGGCATAAAAAAAGGCAAGCTCCGAAGAGCCTGCCTTTGGTGTTACTTTTGTATCAATTCTACTGTTACAGGAAATCCGTTTTCGTAGCATGCGACTAAATATTTCTGAGCCTTTTCAAAACTATTGTAATCGTGCGTGAGACCGCTAAAGGTTACTCGAATTATCATACTCACCTCCAAAAAGAGAGGGGCAGTTGCCTGCCCCTCGGTGGACTTACTTGGACTTCTTACCGTCCTCGACTTCTCTCTCAAGCTCTGCGAATTTGGCGCTAGCTTTCGGGCATGATGCTATCGCATCGTCGATTACCGCTCGGATCATACTCAGTCGCTGACCCTGCGACAGTGTTGGCTCAGTGAGCTTCTGGTAAGCTACTAGGCGAGGATGTAATGCCTCGACATCGCGCTGTTCCATTGTCCGAGGCTTTCGCTCAACCTTACCCTTAGCGCCCTTGGAAGCTTTGTTCCAGTGACTCATTAGCTTGGCCAGTAGTCGGGCTTTCTTAGCCCGTATCTTACCGCGAAGCGCCTTGTATGTTGCGCCTTTGTACTCTGCGGTTTGTTTGACATCGCTATTGATAAACTTGGTCAAATCTGGATCACCGTAGGACTCAAGCGCCGCCTGAAACAGTTGATCGTCATAGTCCTGAATATTGGTGGCATTGATCTTAGCTCTGCTAAGCGCCGCCAATAGCTTGGTGAACGTGGATTCCAGACCATCGGCATACTGGAAGTAAGTGACGCAAAGGGTGAAAGCGTTAGACGTTAAAGTCTTCATAGTTGTTCTCCTGAACAAAGTTAAAGAAATACGTTTCAGTAACTGCGAAACGTGGAGCTATCTTAGCAACTGGGCCGGAATAATCTACCCCATAGTCCCTTTTGATTTACTTTATTTCCCTTTTAGGGCGTACGGTGCGTACGCCTTGCTTTATATATGGCAGGCGGGGTATGCCCCCCACCACCCCCCACCCCCCGCTCGCGTGTCGCGGTACCATGCGTGTGCGTATACAAACTATTACGCGTCAACAAATCACAATTCTCAGTAAATACGCGGGCTGTACGGTTTTTACAGTTATACAAGTTATCCATAAAGACACTTACCTAAACTTGTTACCCCCACCCCCTTCTTTTTATAGCCGCTCCAGATTCGACCCCACCCCCTCCATATAGGAAACACCCCCCTTTATGGAACCAGCTTTACTTTTCTCTTTTTTATCCTATACTTGCCGAATCCGACTTAACGGTCTGCGAAAGGTGTTTACGTAATGGCGTTAGCCATAGTCCCCGAGTTTGGGATAGAGATTCCAGAGCATTTGAGCTACATGGACTTGCGTGCCCGTGCTGAAGCGGCGTGCGAAACGATAAAAGAGCTTGAAGCGCACGGCTTGGAGATCAATCCTACCGAAGAAGACAATGATATAGCCGCCTCACTCCTGACTTCCTACGCTGAAGACATGGAGAAAACCTCCAAAACCGTTACCAATGGCCGCACATCCGAGATGACACCGGCCTCTCTAGTCCAAACCGACGCTATATTGAAGGAGTTTGGGCAACTCATAGCTACTCACGCCGCCGAAGTGCGTAATACGGTAGTAAATAAACTCATTTTAGAGACAGAAAACCCCGACGGGCGCATCCGAATACGTGCTTTGGAGCTGTTGGGTAAGATGACGGACGTAGGATTGTTCACAGAACGTAAGGAAATCACGGTTACACACCAGAATGCGGACGAATTGCGTGAAAAACTGCGGGAAAAGCTGGAAGTCCTGAAGAAAAACGCGGATGGAGTGTATGAAGCGGTAGAAACAGACGAAAAATGAACTCTGCCGTACTAACAGACCTGAATCCTGCACCCCCACCACCCGATTTTACTGCGGAAGAGCTTGATCTCCTCCTACAGAACATAGATACCTACACCGCCGAAGAACAGGCGGAGATATACAAGATAGTTGAGGAGTTAGAAGCCCGAAAAAGGGCTGAAGACTGCTATAAAGACTTGATTGAGTTCTGCAAACTTATGCAGCCAGACTATAAAGTAGGTAAACATCACCGAATGTTGGCCGATCTATTGATGGAGATCGAGACAGGTAAAGAGTACGACAACGAAGGAAACGATCTACCGGAGACAGGGAAAGACAGGATTTGCGTCAATATACCTCCACGCCACGGCAAGTCCCAGTTAGTCTCCATCTATTTCCCAGCGTGGTTTTTGGGACGCAATCCGGATAAGAAGGTCATGATGGTGTCCCACACTACCGACCTCGCCGTGGATTTTGGCCGTAAGGTGCGTAACCTCATTGGCACCGACGAATATAAACAAGTTTTCCCTAACGTATCCCTAGCCATAGACAGTAAGTCGGCAGGGCGTTGGAATACCAATGTGGGCGGTGAGTATTACGCCTGTGGTATAGGCAGTTCGATAGCGGGTCGTGGTGCCCACTTGCTGTTGGTTGATGACCCCCACTCAGAACAAGATGTATTGAACGGGAACTTTGAGGTTTTTGATAAAGCCTACGAGTGGTTCACCTACGGTGCGCGTACTCGTCTGATGCCCGGTGGACGGGTAGCTATCATACAAACAAGGTGGCATCTGGACGATTTGACGGGTCGGGTAGTGCGCGATATGGCACATAACGACCAAGCAGATCAGTATGAGATAGTGGAGTTTCCGGCTATTTTAGAAGTAGAGCGGGAAGTAGAAGACCCAGAAACTGATGAAACTATCTCCAAACTCATCGAAAAACCCCTCTGGCCGGAGTTTTTTAACCTCCGTGCCCTACACCAAACCAAGGCTTCGATGCCGCTTTTCCAGTGGAATGCTCAGTATCAGCAGAAACCCACTGCGGAAGAGGCGGCTATTGTTAAGCGGGAGTGGTGGAACGAGTGGGTAGATGAGAGTCCGCCGCCTTGCGAATACATGATAATGACCTTGGATGCCGCAGCCGAGAAGAACAACCGTGCTGACTTCACGGCGTTGACTACATGGGGCGTGTTTTTTAATGAGGAGGAGAACCGATACGAGATAATCCTGCTCAACTCTATAAAAGAACGCTTGGAGTTCCCTGAACTTAAACAGCTAGCCTATAAAGAATATCTGGATTGGGAACCGGATGCGTTCATCGTGGAGAAGAAAAGCAGCGGTACTCCACTGTATCAAGAAATGCGCCGGATGGGTCTGGTGGTGCAGGAGTTCACCCCGCACCGTGGCACGGGTGACAAGATAGCGCGTTTAAATTCTGTAGCTGATATAGTACGGTCTGGACTTTGTTGGGTTCCACAAACACGTTGGGCAGAAGAAGTTGTAGAGGAGATCGCTGGGTTTCCTTTTATGTCACATGATGACTTAGTGGACGCCACCGTGATGGCACTTATGCGGTTCAGGCAGGGGGGGTTTATCACCCTCCCCACAGATGAAGCAGACGAGGTGCAATACTTCAAGCAACGTAGAGGCGGTTACTACTGATGCTGGACGAGAACTCAAGAAGTTGGATAACGAGAAACATGTCGTTGTTCAGCCCAGAAGTTAAACAGCAAGCCTTGGGGAGACTAGCCATCTGTAAAGATTGTCCAGAGCTAACGCCAAAGCTAAATAGGTGTAAACAGTGTGGGTGCTTGATGCCCGCTAAAGTTTTTCTACAAAAGGCCCAATGCCCCATGAGTAAATGGGGACAGATGGAAGGTGTCTAATTATGGCTATAGAAAAAAGTATATATGTAACTCCAGAGGGTGTTGGAGTTGAAGAAGAAAGCTCTGCAATGGAGATTGGCATCGTCAACCCTGACATGGTGACTCTTGACGACGGCAGTGTTGAGATCGCATTGGTGCCTGAAGCTGGTCTGGAAGAGACTATGGGTGCGCCGTTCGACGCTAATCTCGCAGAATATTTGGATGACGGCACTCTGACAGAACTTTCTTCGGAGCTTACAGGCCATGTAGAGTCTGACATATCTAGCCGAAAAGAATGGGCAGATACGTTTGTTAAAGGTTTGGATGTACTCGGTTTCAAATACGAAGAGCGTGTTGAGCCGTGGGAAGACGCCTGTGGTGTGTACTCCAACGTCCTAGCCGAAGCCGCTATCCGCTTCCAAGCTGAAGCGATGAGTGAAACTTTCCCAGCCGCTGGCCCTGTCAAGACCAAGATACTTGGAGAAGTAACCAAAGAGAAAGAAGACGCCGCCCTTCGAGTTCGGACAGATATGAACTATGAGTTAACGGATGTCATGGTTGAGTACCGTCCCGAACATGAACGGTTACTTTACTCTCTTGGTCTTGCAGGGTCTGCGTTTAAAAAGGTTTATTTCGACCCCAACCTTGGCAGACAGGTGGCTATGTACATCCCAGCAGAGGATGTCATTGTCCCCTACGGTGCGTCTAACATAGAGACCGCCGAGCGTGTTACCCATGTAATGCGTAAAACAAAGAACGAACTTATCAAACTACAGGCTGCTGGCTTCTATCGAGAGGAGGAACTAGGTGATCCTGTCTCCTATCACACCGATATAGAGGAGAAAAAAGCAGAGGAAGGGGGGTACACCCTCAACGCTGACGACCGTTACACGGTCTTAGAAGTCCACGCAGACCTCATTATTGACGATGTTGACCAAGAAGAGGGTGATTTGCAGATAGCAAAACCCTATGTCGTGACCATTGAGCAGGGCACAGGGACTGTATTGGCTATTCGTCGTAACTGGAACCCTGACGATCCTTTGACGCTCAAGCGTCAACATTTTGTTCACTACTCTTATGTGCCGGGTTTTGGCTTTTATGGCCTTGGTTTAATCCACATTATCGGTGGATATGCTAAAGCAGGCACTTCCCTGATCCGTCAATTAGTTGACGCAGGTACATTGTCGAATCTGCCGGGGGGCTTGAAGTCCCGTGGCTTACGGGTCAAAGGGGATGATACCCCTATCGCTCCCGGCGAGTTCCGTGATGTGGACGTACCGTCTGGGTCTATCCGCGACAATTTAATGACACTCCCTTATAACGAGCCGAGCCAGACACTTCTTGCATTATTGAAGCAGATCACTGAAGAAGGCCGACGTTTGGGGGCGATCAGTGACATGAACATCTCTGACATGAGCGCCAATGCGCCTGTCGGTACCACACTCGCTCTACTGGAGCGCACTCTCAAGCCTATGGCTGCGGTGCAAGCCCGTGTCCACTACGCCATGAAGCAGGAGTTCAAACTGCTGCGGGCCATCATCGCTGAGTATGCGCCAGAAGATTATATGTACACGCCTGACCGTGCTGAACCTCGTGCCCGCCGCATGGACTACAGCATGGTGGAAGTAATTCCTGTCAGCGACCCCAATAGCAGCACGATGGCACAAAGAGTTGTGCAATACCAAGCCGTGTTGCAGATGGCACAGGCTACCCCACAGATATACGACTTACCTCAACTGCACCGGCAGATGATTGAGGTTCTGGGTATAAAGAACGCAGATAAGCTCGTTCCAACCAAGGATGACATCAAACCTGCTGACCCAGTTAGCGAAAACATGGCAGTTCTCGTGGGTAAACCAATTAAAGCTTTCATTTATCAAGACCATGACGCACATATAGCTGCCCACCAAGCATTCCTACAAGACCCTCAAATTGCAGCATTTGTTGGTCAAAACCCTGCTGCACAGCAGATTGTAGCGGCCCTGCAAGCACATATAGGTGAACACGTAGCGTTTAGCTATCGCAAACAGATGGAAAATACGTTGGGAGTCCCCTTACCAGCGCCTAATGAAGAGCTTACAGAAGACGACGAAGTGGCTTTAGCACAACTTATTTCTGAAGCCGGACAACAACTTACCCAGCAGAAACAACAAGCTGCTGCACAGCAAGCCGCACAACAGCAAGCGCAAGACCCAATCTTTCAAATGCAACAGCAAGAATTGCAGCTTAAAGCCGCTGAACAGCAGCGAAAAGCGCAGAAAGATCAAACAGATGCAGCTCTTGACGCTGCAAAACTCCAGCTTGATAAGCAGAAAGCAGACAACACCGCTGCTATTGAGGCTGCACGTATTGCTTCTCAGACCGACCAAGCTATTGCAAAACAGGACTTGGACGAAGCCAAAGCCATACTTGATCTTGCAAAAGCGGAACAAACGCTTAGGAGACAATAATTTATGGCACCAACCGTCTTTGACGTGCTCGATAAGAAACTTGCTGAATTACAGCAAAGCCAAGAAGAATTTCTTGCTGGGGGAGGAGCTACTGACTTCGCCCAATATAAGGAATCGTGTGGGGTGATCCGAGGTCTAACCACCGCACGCCGTGAGATAGAAGACCTTTCGCGCAACTATACGGATGATATAGATGACTGAAGCAGCAAAGCTTACCCCGCTGGA